ATTAAATAAGTAAAGCAATATCTCAATAGTTTACGGTTGAGATAACCAAAGACTAAAAAAACTCTAGAAAAATGAAAGAATTTCAATGCGCGTGAGGCGGGTATACCCCGAAAACAAGGCGCATAAATTATAAATATATAAATCGGGACTTCGACACACAGGCACAGACAGACACACTATGGATATAAAAAACAAATTAATAACAGCAATGGTATTTAGTGCCGAAGATACTAACGGATTAATTATTCACTTAAACGGCTTTGAAAATCAAATCCATGCTAACAAATTTTTAAAAAAATTAATGAAAAACAGCGGCATTGAATATCAATCAATTAAAGAATTATTTAATTTACCAACAGTTCACTAAGGAGGGATGATGAATATAAATTTATTTATTCAAGAAGTGAAACACTACTGGAGCGAACATAAAAAAGTCGTACTTAGTGTTGCAGCTTTGATTATTATATTAGCGATTTTATAAAGTTATGCACATAGAAATACCTTATGTTCCAAGACCCCTACAGGCAAAACTGCATAAAGATTTAGACAATCATAGATTTGCGGTGCTTAACTGCCACAGGAGGTTTGGCAAGACTATACTGATAATTTTACATTTGATGAAGAAAGCTCTTACAAATGATAAAAAGAACCCAAGGTATTATCTTATTGGACCAACCTTTGTATCTATTAAAAGGGTATGCTGGGATTATTTAAAACAGTACGCAAGCTGTATTCCAGGAACTACTTTTAACGAAACTGAATTAAGGTGCGATTTTGCAACAGGAGCTAGAATACAATTATTATCTAGTGAGGATCCAGATAAAATTAGAGGAATATATGCAGACGGGGTTTGTGTGGATGAATGTTCACAGATGAACCCGATATTATGGAATGAGATAATTAGACCCGCTCTATCAGATAGAAAAGGTTTTTGTTACTTTATTTCAACACCAGCTGGAATGAGTAATATATTTTATGATTTATACCAGCACGCACAATCTGACCCAACCTGGTTAGCTTATACTGCAAAAGCCAGCGATACAGGAATTATCGACCAGGAAGAATTAGATGCTGCTAAAACTCAAATGGGAGATGCAAAATATAAGCAAGAATTTGAGTGCGATTGGATTGCAAATATTGAAGGATCCGTATATGGATCAATTATAAAATCTTTAGAAGAAAAAAAACAAATAACTAGAATTGCATACGACCCAGCATTAATGGTTCATACTGCCTGGGATCTTGGAGTTGACGATAGTACAGCAATAGTTTTCTATCAATTACTGGGTAACCAGATTTTAATAATTGATTATTATGAAAACAACCGAGAAGGGTTGCCGCATTATGTTCAAGTCGTAAAAGATAAAGATTATGTTTATGGGGAACACTTTGCGCCACATGACATAGAAGTAACAGAATTTTCAACTGGTAAGACCAGAAGAGAGGTAGCTTACCAATTAGGAATAAGGTTTAAGATTTTACCTAAAATAAATTTAGAAGATGGTATCCACAGCTTAAAGATGGTTTTACCTAAGTGTTGGTTTGACGGAGATAACACAAAACCATTAATAGATGCTTTAAGACATCATCATCGAAAATATAACGAGAAGATGAAAATGTTTAGTAATAAACCAGTAAAAGATTGGAGTAGTCATGCAGCAGATGCCGCAAGATATATGGCTCTGTCGATTACTGATTTACCTAGACAAAAAGCAACAGCACAAAGTTTAGCTGTTAATGATTATAGAATACACGGAGAATAATTATGGGAATTTTTAAATCACCTTCAATGCCACCACCTCCACCACCACCGGCTCCTTTACCGGAACCACCAAGTTATGATGATGAGGCAAGGAAAAAAGAAATTGAAGAAAAAAGAGCGCAAGTAAGAAGAAATAGAAAAGGTAGAAAACAAACAATATTAACTGGAGCTGACGGTTTAGAAGATGACGATAGCTTATTAGTTAAAAAGAAAAAGTTAGGAGGATAAATGGGAGGAGCAAGTAGTAGTGGCGGAAACGATACTGACGTATCAGGAGCAGAAGCAGTAGCAACTGGTGGTAAAACTTATTCAGAAAAAAAAATAAAAAAAAAAAAAGTAATTTCTAATACAGAAAAAGACGATAGCGCTGCTAAACTAGATTTATTCCATAATGATCCTTATACAAAAGATCAAAAGGGACCACTAGGCTTAAAATTTATAGAAGGTGGTTTAGATGCTGGAGCTAAAAAAACAAGAGAATTTTTTACAGATAAAGTTTTAACTTCAGAACGAGGAATGAAAAATCTTGGTTATACTAAAGATGAATTTTCCAGATTAAACAGAACTAAACAAGAAGAAGTTTATAAAGACTATAGAATGAGTAGACAAAGTGGAGCAACAGATGCTTATGGAAATATTAATCCTGGAGGTGGAGATAACAACCAACCAAAAACTACTTATGTTGAAGGAGTGGGTGCATCTGCGGTTAAGACATCTCCAACAGGAGCAGAAGTAGATCAAGCATCAGCTACCACAATGTCTGCTGATGCAACTTTACTTGCAACTAAAAAAAAAGGAAGAAAAGATACTATTTTAACCGCTGCACAAGGTTTGGGAGATAGTAATTTAACAATTAAAAGAAAAAAATTAGGATAAAAAATGGCGGTAGAAAAAAAAGCAAAAGAAATTATTGACAAATATAATACTTTAAAAAATCAAAGAGTTACTTGGGAAGAGCATTGGCAAGAAATTGCAGATTATTTTTTACCAAGAAAATCTAATATAACTATTAAAAGAACTAAAGGCGATAAACGACACGACCAGATATATGATGGTACAGCTACTCACGCATTAGAATTATTATCCGCTAGCTTAAATGGTATGCTAACCAATACGATTTCTCCGTGGTTCGTTTTAAAATTTAGAACTGAGGCAACTAACCAAGATGATACAGCAGTAGAATGGTTAGAGAGCTGCGCTAAAATTATGCAGCAAGTATTTGCTCGTTCAAATTTTCAACAAGAAATTTTTGAACTTTACCATGAACTATTAGCCTTTGGTACGTCTGCTATGTTTATTACAGATGATGTTAAAGATGATCTAAGATTTAAAACAATTCATATTTCAGAAATATTTATTACTGAAAATGAAAAAGGTTTTGTCGATAGCTTACTTAGAAGATTTCATCTTAAAAATAAAAATATTCCTTTAATGTATCCTGATGTAGAATTACCAAGATCATTGCAAGAGGTAGTAAAAAATAAACCTTTTGAAGATAGTATCATACTTCACTCAGTACACAAATCTGATACTCCAATGGGTTATGATAATAAAGATAATATGGATTATGTTTCATGCCATATTCATCAAGAGACAGGAGCTATTTTAAGAGAAAGTGGATTTAGAGAATTTCCATACGTTGTACCTAGATATTTAAAATCTTCATCCAATGAAATTTTTGGAAGATCTCCAGCTATGAATGCTTTACCAGATACCAAGATGTTAAACACAATGTCTAAGACATCTATTAAAGCAGCTCAAAAACAAATTGACCCACCATTAATGGTTCCTGATGATGGTTTTATTTTACCAATTAGAACTGTACCGGGTGGATTAAATTTCTATAGATCTGGAACCAGAGATAGAATTGAACCATTACAAGTTGGATCTAATGCTCCAGTTGGTATTCAAATGGAAGAGCAAAGAAGAAAAGCAATTAGAGAAAATTTCTTTGTCGATCAATTAATGATGGTCCAGGGTCAAAACATGACCGCAACAGAGGTTATGCAAAGAACTGAAGAGAAGATGAGATTGTTGGGTCCAGTATTAGGAAGATTACAATCTGAATTATTACAACCTTTAATTACTAGAGCTTTTAATTTATTATTAAAAAATAATAAATTACCTCCAATACCAGAAGAAATTGGCGACCAGGATGTTGAGATAGAATATGTATCTCCATTAGCCAAAGCTCAAAAAACACAAGAGCTATCATCTGTTATGAGAGGAATAGAAATATTTGGCTCAATGCAGAATATTGCGCCAGTATTTGATTACATAGATATAGATGGTTTAGTCGATCACATTAAAAATGTTTTAGGTTTACCAGCTAAAATTATGAGATCAAAAGCAGAGGTTCAACAACTCCAACAACAAAAACAACAAGCCGAGATGCAGATGCAACAATTACAACAAGCTCAAGCAGTAGCTGAGAGTGCGGGTAAAATAGCACCAGCTCTAAAGGCGGTTGAGTAATGGATCACAAAGAACTTAAACAATTAAATATTGATTATAAAATGGTTTTTAAATCGGAAGCTGGAGAACGAGTGCTTTCTGATTTGGAAAAGAGATGCAGTTTTCATGTAACTACTCATGTTAAAGGAGATAGCCACGAAAGCGCATTTTTAGAAGGAACAAGATCAGTAGTCTTGTTTATTAAAAATATGCTTAACAAAAAAGGAGAATAAATATGTCAAGCGAAAATCAAGAGGTAGTAACGCCAGAAGTATCAACTGATGCTCCGGTGTTATCTGGAGATCCTAAAACAGAAACTCCAGAAACAAACATAGATTGGAAAGCAAATCTTTCCGATGAAATAAAATCTGATAAATCTTTAGAAAACATTAAAGATATAGAAGGTTTAGCAAAGTCTTATGTTCATGCACAAAAATTAGTTGGATCAGATAAAATTCCAGTTCCAAATAAATATGCAACCGAAGATGATTGGAATGCAGTTTATGAAAAACTAGGTAGACCAAAGGATGCAACTGGATATAAATATGAACTAGGAGAAGATGCTAATATTAATCAAGACGCATTAAAAAGTTTTTCAGACCAGGCTCATAAGTTGGGATTACTTCCAACACAAGCTAACGGCATTGTTAAATTTTATAATGATATGGCAGCTCAACAGCAACAGGATTTAGATACAACAGCTGAAAACGCCAGACAAGAAAGTGAAACATCTCTTAAAAAAGAGTGGGGTCAAGCATACAAACAACAAACTAAAAAATCTGCTGATGTTGCTTTACAAGTTTTTGATGAAGATTTTTTAAATAAAAATTTAGCAGACGGAACTAAAATTGGCGACCATCCAAGTTTTATTAAAGCGTTTGCTACATTAGCTGATAAGATGGGAGAAGATACTATAACTCAAGCATCTGGACCAGCTTATCAAACTCCAGCTCAAATAGAGAAAGAAATAGGAGAATTAACAAAAGAAGGATCTTCGTATTGGGATAAAAGACATCCTAATCACGATCTTGCTGTTAAAGAAGTTTTGGCTTTACGAGAACAAAAAAATTCTGTATAGCTGAAATATATTAGGATAATCGACAGACCCTAGTTGACACTATGAAAGTATAGG